AGAGGGAAAAGAAGCTTATGATGTAATGGACGAAGGAATGGCTTACTCTGATTTGCCTGATCCACTTAAAAGCGGAGCTAATCCCTTTTGGTTATTATTAGATTCATTAGATGTTCTAACACTTGGCGCTAGTGGTTTATTACTGGCTGGTGGTAGAAAACTTACTCCAAAATTTATAAAATTTTTAAAAAATTCTAAAAAGAAAAAGATGTCCGATACCGATATTGTTACTGAAGCTAAAAAAAGATTTCCTGAAGAGTTTGCAACTATTGTAACTTCTAATAATACTGCTTTGGAACAAGCTGGTATATCAAGAGGTCAAGTATTAAATAAAAATGTTAAAAGTTTTGCATTGGGTGGAACAGCAGAAGATTTTACACAAAACGTAGATCTTATGTCTGATCGTTTTATGAAAGATCCAGCTTTTGAACAAGAAGATGATTTTGCAAAATCACTAGAAGGAGCCACAGCTTTTAATCCGTTTAAACTCCATAAACTTTTTAAAACATCTCCAGGTGTAGCCACTCCTAAAAATCTTAGGGAAGTAGGTCTATACAATGAATTAGTTGATACACAAAATATGGGTGGAGCAGACGTAGGAATTGAAACATTACTTCCAACTGTAAAATCAATTAGTGATAATGATTTTGCTTTTAAATCTTTTACAGTTGATAAATTAAATTCTGCTAACGCTCCTAAGAACGCAACACCTGAATCATGGAGACAGTTTTTAAAAGGAGGAGAACTTCAAGCTCCTGAATCAGAACTCCTTGACTCTGGTATTGAAGATTTTTTTATAGATAGTGATAAGATGTATCCTGGAAAAAAAATATCTAAAGAGCAATTGATTGATATTTATAATGAATCTCCAGTTGGTAATATAGAAATAAAAGTTAAAGATAAACCAACATATGACGGAAATGTAGGAACAGCTTCAGACTTAGCTCAATATGATAATTACGTAGGTAGACCAAGACACGAAAATTTTGGAAGTGCTCCAATTGATGCTTTTGGAAAGAATTATCGTGAAATTGTAATTCAGTCAGGACCTATTCCAAATGACAGAAGTCCTTATGTTCAAAGTTCTCACTTCGACGAACCAAATGTTATAGGCTTTACTCGTGTTGCTGATTATACAAATTCAGACGGTCAAGCCGTATCCGTGATTCAAGAACTTCAAACAGATCTGTTAACAACAGTAAATAATGAACAACAAAGACTTAATGCAATGGTCAAAAGAGCAAAAAAACAATCTGAAGAGCTAAATGAAATTTATAATAACCCTCTATCAGACGCAAACGATCGTGATATTGCTCAGAGAAAACTTCGAGAAATAAAAGAAAATATGGGAGGAAGAACTATAGAAGAATTAGAAAATATGAGTGTTACTAAACCTTTTCCAACTAATGTTGGTCGTGAGAGAATATCCTCACTTCAAACAGATCTTACAAGTCTTCAAGATGAAATCAATGAATTAGTGTTTAGACAAAATCAATCACCTCTACAAACAGCGGGACTAGAAGATTCTATTTCTGGTATTCAAAATAAACAAATAAAAATTTTTGATGATTTAGCTTCAATGAATCGTGAACATACATATGAGCAAAAATTAAAAGGAGTTCGTGTTCCTAATGTATCAGATACTGATATTACAAAAGAATTAGCCGATTACGTAGAATCAGATGGTGGTAGAGCCTTCTCCATAGGTACTAAAGAGCTTAACACTTTTCCTCCTGTTCCTTTTTCTAGACCAGGGGATTATATCGATCTTCTTTTAAAAGCTACAATCAAAGATGCTCAAAATAAAGGTATAAAGAAAATTGCTATTATGCCAGCTGACGTGGGAGCCAATAAAAGATGGGGTAAGACAGGAGATGCTGCAAAACGATTTAGAGATTTGTATGACAAAAAGATGATTCAAGAATTAAAAAATATTAAAAAGAAATATCCAGGATCAGAACTTAGACTAGAAAATATTCAAGATCTCTCCAAGCCTGAAGCTAGTTTTTTTGGTAAAAGACTTCAAGCTGATGGAACCTTTGAGGAATTATCTGGTGAAATAATAGAGGAAGTACCACAAATTAATTTTAAAAAAAGTATAGGTGATGAGGAGGTACAACGACAACTTGGGTTCTTTGATGATAGTTATGGCTTAGAAAATACAAAAGCTTTTGTTACATTTAGACAAGATGATGGGTCTGAAATTATAAAAAGAATTGTCAAGGAAACGAACGTTGAAGGAGAAAATACTGTTATTAGATCTTTTAAACTAAGTGATGATTATACAACACAGGATCTTAAAGAGGCTCAATTTATGTTTGACGAATTTAACCCTCAATCGGTTCCTATGTACGTTTTAGATATATCCACGAGTTCAGCTCAGACTGGACCTATGTATTTATATAGGAAAAAAGAAGGTGGAACTATTGACAAAGATAGGTTAGTTTCTATAACAGATATATACGGATCATATGGTAGATAAATTTAACAGTACAGCAGAAACTCCTTACTTAGCCCAAGACGCTAAAACCGTTGGGGCTGGTGGACCTGATGTTATTGAAGTAATTGATGTAGGTGCAGAAATTCAATTAGGAACTGACAACGAAGAAATCAATGTAGAAATTATAGAAGATGGTTCTGCTATTATTGGAGAACAAGAAGAAGAACTCGCTGTAGAATTTAGTTCCAACCTAGCAGAAATATTAGATGACGATCTTCAATCAGAAATTTCTAGTGATCTTATAGAAAAATTTGAAAATGATAAAAGCACTCGTTCCGACTGGGAATTAACTTATAGAAATGGGTTAGACCTTTTAGGATTTAAATACACCGAACGTACAAGACCTTTCAGAGGAGCGGCTTCTGTAACACACCCAATGCTAGCTCAAGCTGTTACACAATTTCAAGCGATGGCTTATGTAGAATTATTACCAAGTGATGGACCAGTTAGAACACAAGTAGTTGGAGCCAACACGATAGAATTACAACAAGCAGCTGAAAGAGTAAAAGAATATATGAACTATGAAATTGTTCATGTAATGGAAGATTATAATCCAGAGATGGATCAACTTTTATTTCATTTACCTTTAGCTGGAAGTGCCTTTAAAAAAGTTTATTACGATACAACTCTTGGAAGAGCAACTGCACAGTTTGTTCAAGCTGATGATGTTGTTATTAATTATGGAGCATCAGATATAAATACATGTGGAAGGCTTACACAAATTGTTACAATGCCTTACAACGATCTTCGCAAACAACAAGTTTCTGGTTTCTACAAAGATATAGAAATAACACCTACTTCAACTCCCGATAGCCAAGACAGTGGACTTCAAGAAAAAATGGATGAATTAGAAGGAGTATCTTCTGGAAATTATGCCATGAACGATATGGTAGAACTTTTAGAAATGCACGTTGATTTAGATATCGAAGGTTATGAAGATATTAATCCTAAAACAGGGGAACCTTCAGGAATTAAACTTCCTTACGTTGTTACTATTGATAAAGGATCAAGTACGGTTTTAAGTATCTATAGAAACTACAATGAAGAAGATCCTTTAAAAAAAAGAAATCATTATTTTGTTCATTACAAATTTATGCCTGGTCTAGGATTTTATGGCTTTGGTTTAATCCATATGATTGGTGGCTTATCAAGAACAGCTACCACTGCTTTAAGACAACTACTAGATGCTGGAACATTATCTAATTTACCGGCTGGCTTTAAAGCTAGAGGTATAAGAATACGTGATGATGCACAACCATTACAGCCTGGAGAATTCAGAGACATAGATGCACCTAACGGAAATATCCGTGAAGGATTGATGCCCCTCCCTTACAAGGGACCTGATCAAGTTCTATTTCAACTTCTAGGTTTCTGTGTACAAGCGGGGCAACAATTCGCAGCGGTTGCTGATATACAACTATCTGAAATAGGAGCTTCTCAAACTCCTGTAGGTACAACAATGGCATTAATGGAACGTGGCACAAAAGTTATGTCAGCGATTCATAAAAGATTACACTATGCTCAGAAAAAAGAATTTAAATTACTAGCTAAAATATTTAAAACTGTTTTACCACCTGTATATCCTTTTGATGTAAGTGGTGGTCCAAGAGACATTAAAGTTAAAGATTTTCAAGACAACATAGATATACTACCTGTATCTGATCCAAACATTTTCTCTATGTCACAAAGAGTTACTCTTGCTCAAAGTGAATTACAATTAGCACAAAGCAATCCACAAATGCACAATTTATATGAAGCTTATAGAAGAATGTATTTAGCCTTAGGTGTAAAAGATATTGAACAAATTTTACCAATTCCTCCACAACCACAAGCAATGAATCCAGCTCAAGAACATAGTATTGTTTTACTTGGTAAGCCTCTTAGAGTTTTCCCTGATCAAAGCCATGAGTTACATATTAAAGCACATAGATTGTTTTTATCTTCTCCTGTTGTTAGACAAAACCCAATGGTAGTTACAATGTTAATCTCTCATATTAATGATCACGTTTCTTATCTAGCACAAAAAACAGTGGATGAAGCAATGTTAGCTGAAGCACAAAAATTAAAAGAACAATATGGTGAACAGATACCACCTGAAATGATTCAACAACTAGAAGCACAAAGAGCAGTAGCTATTGATAGTGAAATTGTAAAAATTACAGAACAAATGGTTGCGGAAGAAGCTGAAGCTATGGCGGATACTAATATGGATCCTCTTGTTATGTTAAAACAACAAGAACTAGCACTTAAAGCACAAGATCTAGAACAGAATGCAGCAGAATCTGGTGAACAAATGGCTTTAAGAGAAAATCAATTTGACCAAAAAGTAAAAATGGATGCTTTAAAACTTGATGCACAATATGACATTGCAAATTTAAGAGCTGGAGTAGCTCAAGATAGAAATGCTATAAATGAGCAGAAGATAATCTTAGATGCTCAAAAAAATAATAATGAGAATGTAGGTTAAAATGCTTAATCAATTATTAGGCGGAGGCTTAGTTAAAACTGTAGGAGCAATAATAGATTCCGTTCACACAAGTGAAGAAGAAAAAAACAATGCTAAGATTAAACTCAAAGAAATTGAAGCAAGTCTTAATCAAGCACAAACTCAAATTAATTTAGCTGACTCTAAATCCACTGCTACAGGCATTGGTGGTATTATGCAGCGGTCGTGGCGCCCCCTCATCGGGATGAGTTGTGCGTTAGCAATATTGTGGGAGTACGTATTAAAACAATTTATAATTTTTATATTGGCAGCATTTAGTATTGAACATGCACCTTTACCTGAGCTTGACATGGCTACACTATTCCCTCTTGTCATGGCTTTATTAGGCATGGCGGGAATAAGATCTTTCGACAAGGTCAAGAAAGTTAATTCAGAT